AAACCGACTTTGATGATGTCGTACCCGTTGGCGAGGAAGGTGTGGAATGTCCGCTCGATGCAGGGACACCGCCCAAGCTGAAGAACCCTATGGTTCACGACGGCAGGCTATGGGGAATAGGAATCAACGCGGCGGGTGCATTGACGAACAAGGGCGTCTGGTCGAGAAAAGGCTCACCTGACTTCTTTAACACATTCGATTTCGCCTATTTCCCCGACCCTCTTGTCGGCCCCGTAGCTTTCAAAAAGGACGTCTACTGGTTCACGGAACAGCAGATATATGTTGTACCCAACGCCGATGTCGTTACTTATGCCAATCCGCTCAAAATCTGTGATATAGGCTGCGATTCCTTCGATTCTATTGTCGATGTTGGTAACGGCCTTGTGTGGCAGTATAACGGCAATATCTATTGGGCCAACTTCAACGACTTCAACCCGGTAACGGGCGATTTACCCTGGCCTATCGGCGACCCTATCAGGGATAAGATTGAAGATATTCCCGTAGCTCAGAGAGTAGATTCCAACGGAACATTTCACCACGATAGGTATTATCTTTCGATAGCAGGGCCAAACCAGTTCGTACCAACGTCCACGCTTGTCTGGGACGTCAAGCACGGCACCCGCCTTCTGCAAAAAGGGCAGACAGGCGCTTGGTCGAGTTTGAGTTGGGCCGCCAACGATATGCAGTCTTTTGATGAAACGCTATACACCGCCGACAACACGAACAAATACATAATGGAACATGACTTTGCCGGGACAGCAGATTATACTTCCAAGACGAATTACGACGCCACCACGTCGAACGATATCGCCACCGAACTTGCTACCGGCGACCTTCATTTCGGCGATGAATGGGCGGACAAGATAATCAATTCACTATCACTCATGGTACAAACTTCCGGCATTACGCTTAATGCCGTTATCTCCTTCAACGACAATGAGTACCGCCGCACAAAATCGTTTACACTTGGCTCCGGTTCGCTTGCCATAGATAGCACCTGGCTTATCTGGGGGCAGGGAACGTGGGGCAATTTCAACTGGGGTTCAAGTGCTTACGGCGTCCAGAGCGACCACAAGAAAACCGGCAAGGGCGGTAAGGGCAGAAACGCAAAACTGACTCTCGAATCCAGTGATTCGGAAGATACGAACCTAATCATGGCAAAAATATATTTCAAGGCGCTCCCAGTAGTGGCGTAGCGGAGATAATAACATGGCTACAACTTATACTGTTACTTCTTCTTTTGCCGCAGATACAACGGCACTCGCCAGCGAAGTCAACCAGAACTTCACAGACGTTTTGACTGCCCTAAACTCTTTCGATGCGGCCAACCTGACGGGCACGATATCCCTTGCAAGAATTTCCGATTTAACAGCAACACAGATGGCTTCCACGTTTTTCCTGGACGAAGATGCCATGACCTCGAACTCGGCAACGGCAGTCTCTTCTCAGCAGGCAATCAAGGCTTATGCGGACACAAAAGAAAAAACCCTTGTTACACAAGCAACCGCTGGCATCTTTGGCTCTTGGACAAATCTCGATAGCTTAGATGCTGCTCTTGTCAAGGACGGCATTTACAAGGTTGACTCTGATGGTTTTGTCTGCACAAACTTTTCCAATCAGGCCAGTGGGTGTCGACATTATATTAAAATAGGAGATACTTCTTCGGTAGATAAGTTCACATTCACTCAAGGAGGTGGCATAAATGAGAATAATTCGGCCAGTCTTACCATCCCAATCCCTAAAGATTGGTATTGGCGACTTACTGTTGTCCACGGAACATTAGAAAGTGTGAACTGGCTGCCAATAGGTACAGGAGCTTGCGTAAAGCAGTAGGATGCCAAAGTGACTATCAAGCAGCTTACATCCCTCGACAAAGAAACAGTTTTTCAGATTTCAAAGCTGTGGCTCAGGATACCTCAGAACACCTCTACGTTAAGTGAATACCTTCAGTATATATTCGACCGCTGGGGACACATTGCACTTTTCGGTGCGTTCGAGAATGGCAAACTGATAGCATATACCCACGCAGAGCCGCCGTCCCCGCTTGACAAGGAAGTGGCTTATCTTCCGTTTAGCTCGGCACTTCCGCAGTGTTCAAGAGAGACGACAGAAAAAATCCTATCGCTTGCAGAGGGCTGGATGGTAAAGAGGGGGGCTAAGAGATGGAAGATGGAAACGCTGAGAAACCCCAAAGCGATTGCAAGGAAATGGGGCCTAAAAGTTTTGGCAGATGAAATTCCTATGGGCAGGGAAATAAATGTTAAAGACCAGAAAAATCTATAGAGCGGGGTACGAATTTCAAGTACCCGAAAGCAATATGTGTTCCTTGAGGTTCAAGGGCGGTGGCGGTGGCGATGCCCCGACTCGACCCAAAATGGACGAAATGGGCGAAGAGCTTCAGAGTGAGCTTTTCACCTATCTTGAAAGCGGGCTGCGAGGGGCAGGTCTTAACCCTGATATGCAGGCAAGGAGCATACGAGAGATGCTTGCCGCTACGACCGAGGAGTTCCACCAGACACAAAGTGACCTGCCGGGTATGCTTGCCCGAACCATTCCGAAGGCCGACACCGGCGTCCGAAGTTTCATACGAGAAAACGTAGACGCTTCCTACGCCCGGACAAAAGAGGGAATCAGGGACGAGTTCGCAGGTGGGGAATTTGAAGACAAGGGCATCGCCCAGAACCTTGCCTTCAACGCCCTTGCAACGGAGAAGGGGGTAGGCTCTCAAATCTCCGATATGTTCAATCAATCGCAGCTAAGGCGGTCACAGGCCCCTTCATTCGGCTCTGAGTTGGCCGGCGGTATTGGTGGGGCGGCGGGCATCCTGGCTGGTGGGTACAGACCTACAACTCAACAGGCACCTACATACGGCGGCGCTTCCGTGTTTAATCCGGCAGGCGCATCTTATCTGTCAGATGCTTGGCTCGGCTCTGCGGCGCCAGCGGTATCTTATTCGCAGGGCTTTACCAATTTGCCCTAAGTCCAAAGGATAGAATACAATGCCAATCGAATTATCAGAAAAGGAAGTATTGCCAATTGCTGATTTCAGGAACAAGGTGCAGGAATTCGAGGAGGCGATGTGCCAAATCCCGGGCGCTCATCGTGGCGATTGGGACAAGTGTCCTCTGAAGCATACATTCGCAGACGGCATTTACGTCCGCGAGATATTCATGCCGAAAGGGACGTTAATTGTCAGCAAAATACATAAGGCAAGTCATCCCTATTTCGTTTTGAGCGGCGACTTGTCAGTGTTGACTGAGGAAGGAGAGGTTCGCATCGTAGCGCCGTATTCAGGCATTACTCCTGCGGGGACAAAGCGAGTTCTTTACATACATGAGGACACGACGTGGATTACTATACACTTGAACTTAACCAATACAAAGAATCTTGAGGAGTTAGAAGAAGATATTATAGCCAAATCGTTTGACGAACTACCGGAAGGCAAAAGAGAAGATGTGCTGGAACTGACAAGTGAGGATAAATTATGAGTTTTATAGCCACAGGCATAATTGGTGGAACTGCAACCGCCGCAAGCGTAACGGCAGGAGCAGCGGTCGTGGGTGCTGGCGCTGGTTTGTATGGAGCCCTCTCGGGCGGTGGCGGTGGCTTTTCGCCAACTTCGGCCATAGCAATGACGCCCGGCGGTAAGCAGCTTGAAAAGTCGCTCTATGGTTCACTCAAAACAGACCTGTTCCCTGCCAACCTTGCCTCGAAGTTTCTCGGTGATGCCAAAAAAATGACACAGACCAGAAAGAGAATATCTTCACGAGTGGTAACTTCCGCCGCAACCACCGGCCCTGATAACGTAGTATCGGGCAATGTTGCAAAGGGCCTTTTAGCTGAGACTTCAATGCGTTTTGGGCAGGCCCCAACCGGCCAGAGAAACGTCTACCAGTCCAAGCGGGCGTTCTCTTTGGAACGGCTCAACAAATTACAGAACTTCATAAACCTGCAATCCGGCTCGACCATACTTCAGGCACAGGCCGACCTTCTAAAACCGGAAATGGCTCAGGCGAGTGGTGCTGCAACCGGAGCGGGAATCGGCAGCATAGCACAACTATTGGCCGCGGGCCATGTTCTACAGCAGAAATAGGAGATAAAACAAATGGCGTTAGGACGCGATCCATCAATCGAATTTGCCAAAAGCCTCGTAGACCGGTTCGTACAGTTCAAGTCACTGCAATTCCAGCAGGACCTCCTGAAGCGCAAAGAGCAGCGATACGATACACAGTTACAGGAGAATCGTCTGCATAGACAGAGGCAACTCACAAGGTCAGATGCGTACCTTGGTCTTGCCGAAAGAAGAACAATAGCAACCGAACAGGGCAAACTCGGAACTAACATCAAGAATGTCTTCGGCGGCAGTGAGCGGAAGCACCTTTTTGATTCAGCCGTAAATGCTCTCAGGGACATTGATGTGGACGAAAAAGGACTTATCTTCAAAGACCGTTCCGTTAGCAGGGAAAACATCCAAAACAGGTTCGACGAATACAAAGACGATATAGGTTTCGATTCCTTCGATACCGAACAACAGAAGACTCAGGCAATAACAAATTTCAATCGGGCAGTACGCACTCTTGGCAGCGAACTTAAAGTTGAAATCGATTGGGATGTGAACGCATTGACCGATACTACACAACCCCCATCACCAAAGAGAGCACCTGAAGCTGGCGTTTTTCAAGGCGCTCAATCGTCCGAACCAAAAGGGCGTCCGGCAGGCTTTTTAGGTCGAAGTGAATCGGAGTTTCCGGCAGGATTTGAAAGACCCAAGGGACTTGAATCAATATGGAAACAACTCAGTGAGGAGGAAAAAACAACGGCGAGAACGTATATTAAAAATGGCGGTTCGCCACAAGCAATCATCGATATTTTTGAATC